GGACTCGGAGATTCGCAAGACGCAGTTCTCCCGGGAACTGGCCGAGGACAACCGCTATGACGTTACGGACCCCGTGATAGACAACCTGGTGTGCCACTACGCATGGATTCGCGAGAAGGTCGAGGAGTGCCGCGCCCTCATCGACTCCAACGGCATGATTGTGGAGGGAGCCCACGGCGGCGACGCCAAGAATCCCGCAATCACGGCGTTGAAGGACTTCTCGCAGATGAGCGAGGGTGCGCTGAACCAGCTCAAGAAGCTGACGGCTGTGAAGCCCGAGCAGGCCGACTCGCTCACCGAGTTCTTGGAAGGGTAGCGATGGGTGGATTGGATCGCAGGGAGTGGGGCATCGTGTTTCATTTCGTGCTGTCGCTGCTCTTCATGCTGCTCGCGATAGCCGAGTTCATCGTGAACGACGGCGCTCACACGTTCGACTTCGTTGAGCTCTCGTTCCTGTCGCTCATCATGTCTAGGGTGCTGTGATGGTTGGCATAGACCTTGACAAGCCGCCGTTCGATGACGAGTGCTGGCGCTACATCTGGGACGTTCTGGCAGGAGCGTTCGTCACGTCTGGCAAGATTCGGCAGCTGTGCCACATCCTCGCGAGGAGGGCCGAGGGCTACAAGCGGTGGCACTACGACCCCGAGCGTGCGCAGAGGGCCGTCACATTCATTGAGCGGTTCTGCTGCCTGACCACCGGACAGGCGGGACAGCGGCTCAGGCTAGAGCCGTTCCAGAAGTTCGTGGTCATGACGCTCTTCGGTTGGGTCGATGACATGGGGCTGCGGCAGTTCCAAGAGGTACTTATCCTCATAGCCCGCAAGAACGGCAAATCCGAGCTTGCAGCGGCCATCAGCCTGTACATGCTCGTGGCAGACGGCGAGTATGGCGTGCAGGGGTACTTCTCTGGCGTGACCGAGCCGCAGGCGGCGCTTTGCTACGGCGCTGCCCAGAAGATGATGCGCCAGTCCCCCGCTCTCATGAAGCGGCTCCGCATGGGGTTGGCCCCGCAGCGGAGGCGGCAGGGCATCCTCTATGACGCGACGGACTCCTACCTCACGACGATCTCGATGGACATGCCGCTCGACGGCCTGAACGTCCACTACTGCGTCAACGACGAGTTGGCCGCGTGGAAGTCGCGCGGCCCATACGATGACATCAAGCAGGGCATGAGCTCACGCGAGCAGCCCATGATGCTGTCAATCACCACGGCCAACTTCGTGCGCAACTCCATCTACGACGAGCAGTACGCCTACACCGAGCGCTGGCTCAACGACGAGATTGAGGATGACCGCTACATCGCGTTCGTCTGGGAGCTCGACCGCGACGATGACTGGATGGATGACGAGACGTGCTGGCCCAAGGCCAACCCGGGGCTCGGCACCATCAAGAAGCTGGACGCCCTCCGTAGCAACGTCCAGAAGGCCAAGAACGACCCATCATTCCGTCCCACGGTGCTGACCAAGGACTTCAACATCCCGCAGAACAGCTCTAGCGCGTGGCTCACGTGGGAGGAGTCCGGTTCGCCAGAGGTCGTGGACTTCGACTCCATGGGCTTCCGTTACGCAATCGTCGGCTTCGACTACGCACAGTCGGTTGACCTCACGGCTGCGCAGGTTCTCTGCATGCGCCCAGGTGACGAGCACATCTACGAGACAAGCATGTACTGGATTCCGCAGGCGAAACTGGACGAGCAGGAGAAGGTTGGGGGCCACGCCACCAAGGACCACGCCCCCTACAGGACGTGGATCGACAGGGGATACATGCGCGTGGTCGAGGGGAACGTCGTGCCACCATCGGTTTTGGCCCAGTTCATAGAGGAGCTTCGGGACGAGCGCGGCATCTACACGTTTGCGCTGGGCTACGACCCGTGGCACATCATCGGAAGCGACCGCGAGCTCTTGGAGCAGATGATTGGGCGCGACCGCTGCGAGCAGGTCGTGCAGGGTGCCAAGACGCTCTCCGACCCCATGAACCGCATTCGGGCCGACTACCGAGTTGGGCGCTTCATCGACAACGCCAACCCCGTCAACAGGTGGTGCCGCATGAACGTCATGGTGACCACCGACACCAACCTCAACATCCTTCCCGACAAGAAGGAGGCCAAGGGGGCCAACAAGATTGACGGCTTCATGGCCGAGCTCGACGCCTACATAGCGTTCCTGCGGCACGAGGACGAGTACCGCGCGTTCATCTCGTAGCACCAGCAGGGGGGCATCCAGTCGTTCTCGTAGTCCCTCTGATAGGGTGCCATCCCACCCAAAACACCATCATATACGTGGGGTTTTGTGGTTGGGGTGGCCTTTTATTCATTTTGGGGCATTTTATTGCGCTCTCGCCAACTGGGCTTTTACCATCAGATATCAGATATTTGACGGCCAATCTGATGTATCTGATTGGCATGACCTGCGGTTTTAATATTTACCCCGATTTTATGCACATTGGCGTAAGGTTTGTAGCTGCGATTTCTCTTGCTATTCCTTACGTTAGCGGCGTGGTGACGCGTTGCGCGCGCCATACAGCGCGTGGGCGCTGGCGCGGCACCGCTACGCCGCTAAGCGTAATGAAGAGAAAGGGTGTTTTTATGCGAGAATGGCCCCATTCACATAACCCACACGTGGAAACCATAACAGGGGCGGGGCTGGGTTTTCAAGTTTCAAATAACTTGACGGTCGAGATTGTCACCCCTACAGTCCGCAATTGATAGGGTGCGATGATTGTGAGACGGGGCCAAGTGGCCCCTTTTTCATTTCGAGGAGGCGAACGTGTCGCTCTTCGGCAACCTGCTACAAGACCTGCTCAGAAGGCCAGTCGATGTCGGGCGCGGTAGCTACTTCGAGACGCTTACCGAGTACAACCCGCACTTCTCGACGTGGCGCGGCTCCGTCTACGAGATGGAGCTCACACGCGCGTGCATCCACGCCTTCGCCACGTCATGCTCCAAGCTGACCCCGACGATCCGAGGGAACGCGCGGCCTGGGCTGGTGAGGTCGTTCGAGACGTGGCCCAACCAGTACATGTCGTGGAGCCGCTTCCTGTACCGCGTCGCGACCATCTACGAGGTCGATTGCACGGCCTACGTCATCCAGTCCTACGCGGATAACGGCGAGCCGAACGGCCTGTTCCCGCTCAAGGCCACCAGCTGCGAGCTCGTTGACGTTGACGGCGAGATGTGGGCTCGCTTCACGCTGCCCACGGGCAAGGTGTTCGCAACCGAGTCTGCCAACGTCTGCTGCGTGACCAAGTACCAGTACCTCTCTGACTACTTCGGCACCAAGAACAACATGCGCGACACCCTTGCGCTGCTGAACGCCCAGGTCCAGGCCGAGCACAACGCAATCGAGCTCGGTGGCCGCGTGAAGTTCATCGGCAAGGTGAACGGCATGGTGGCACCGGAGGACCAGGCAAAGAAGCGCGACGAGTTCCACGTGCGCAACTTCGTGGACAACGACACGGTTCTCATCACCTACGACAACACCTTTGCCGGGTTGGAGCAGGTCAAGGCGTCCACCTACACCATCTCGACCGACGAGATGCAGCGCATTGACGATCACGTGTACAGCTACTTCGGCTGCAATAAGGACGTTCTACAGAACACCTGCGACGAGGCGAAGTGGGATAGCTACTACGAGGGCAAGGTGGAGCCGTTCGCGCTCATGCTCTCGCAGGGGCTCACGCAGGCGTGCTTCTCGGCGAGGATGGTGCAGGCCGGCAACCGAATCGAGTTCGGGGCCGACCGCCTACAGTTCATGGGCGCGGCCACCAAGCGAAACATCGTCCGAGACATGACGGGCTGCGGTGTGATGACCATCAACGAGGGCCGCGCCGTCCTGAACCTGCCGCCCTTGGAGGGCATGGACGTGTTCATGGTGCGCGGCGAGTTCTTCCAGCTGGACAAGCAGGGCAACGTCATGTTCTCGGCTGGCGGCAAGGACTCGGTTCAGAGCGACCCATCGGATGAACCCGACTTCGACCTCGGGGGCGATGACCAGATTTACAACGACGCCGACGCATACGGCTCGGGAGACGAGGACGGTGAGAACTGATGCCACAGCTACCCGGTGAGCGGCAGTACCGCTCCATGATGCCGCTGGCAATCGTGGGCGAGGGCGTTTCCAAGCGCTTCGACACGGATTACTACGTGGAGGGCTACGCCAGCACCTTCAACGACCCCTACGTGCTTCACGACTGGGGCGACTGGGAGTACGTCGAGATTATCGACCCCGACGCCTTCCGAGATGCCGACATGAGCGACATCATCTTCCAGCTCAACCACGAGGGCAAGGTCTACGCCCGCATGAGCAACCACACGCTCATCGTGGAGCCCGACCAGCACGGCCTGTTCGTCGCTGCCGACCTCGGCAAGACCACCAGCTCCCGCATGATGTGGGAGGACATCGACGCGGGGCTCATAACCAAGATGTCGTGGGGCTTCACCATCGCCCCCGATGGGCTGTCCTACGTGGATGACGAGTCCGAGCATCGCACCACCGCGACCATTACTCGGGTCGAAAAAGTGTTCGACGTGTCCGCTGTCAGCCTGCCGGCTGACCCGAACACCGAGATATCCGCGCGTTCCCTCTACGACGGAGCGATCGAGAGGGTGCAGGAGGAGCGCCTGCTGCGCGAGACGGCACAGCGAGAGAGGGCGAGGTCGCTACTCGCGCTCAAGGCTAAGGCCGTCAACGTCCGCACCATCAACCGTTAGGAGGTAGGCATGGAGTTCACCCCCATGTCCGCGCGTGAGTACCGCGCACTCGGCGCTGAGGAGTACGAGCAGCGCCGCTCCACCGTCCTCGACCTTGCCACCGAGGTTCCCGAGGACGCCACCGACGAGCAGCTGAGGGCCATTGACGAGGAGGTTTCCTTCATCGCCGACGAGGACGCCCGCCGCAGCAAGCTCGCCGCGACCCGCAACGCCACCCGCACGTTCGTTGAGAACGGCGGCGGCAACACCGTCGAGAATATCGAGATTCCCCAGAAGGGAGAGGACATGCCCGAGCATCGCGCCGCCACCCTTGGCGACAACTTCGTTCAGTATCGCAACGAGCATCCCAGCCAGGACAACCGCATCATCGCCCCGGCGTTCAACATGCGCGCCGCTGGCGACCCGCACACCACGGTCAACTTCACGCTGACCCCCGTCCAGTACGACACCGAGGTTGTCGGCAAGCCCGCAGCCCCGCTGACCGTTCTCGACCTCTTTGGCCGCAAGACCATCTCCGCGCCCATTTACAGCTGGAACGCCTACGTCTCCACCGCAGGCGCCGCTGGCGTGACCGCCGAGGGTGCCACCAAGAACAAGCTGACCTATACCTATGCGCCCAAGACCGCGACGCTCAAGAAGATCACGGGCCTCATCAAGGTCACCGAGGAGCTTTTCGAGGACGCCCCGTATATCGTGGACGCCATCAACAACGACCTGGTGAACGACCTCAACGCCGCCCGTCAGGCTCAGGCCATGACCGACCTGCTCGCGACCTCCGGCGTCCAGACCGACACCGTGACCTACGCCGACGCCACCGACATCTTCAACAAGATCGTCGCTGCCGCCGCCGATGTCGAGGAGGACACCGGCATCGCCGCCGATGCCGTCGTGGTCACCCCCGCCCTGTGGGTCGTTCTCCGTGCCGCCCTCGACGCCGAGAAGCGCTACTACGCCGGCAACCCCTTCGGCCCGAACGAGTACAGCCGCCTGTTCGACATGCGCTTCGTCAAGTCTGCCGACCTGACCGCCAACCACATCCTCGTCGGCGCGTTCGCCCGTGGCGCTGACCTCGTTTCCAAGGTGGATGGCGTGCGCGTCGATTCCACGAACAGCAACGACGTGGACTTCGAGAAGAACCTCGTCTCCATCCGCGCCGAGGCCCGCGAGGTTCTTGCCGTCAAGCGCCCCGCCGCGTTCTGCAACATCACCTGCACCGCTGCGTAGGGGAGCGAGAGATGCTTCGCGTCTACAAGCTGCCTAACGGCAAGACCTACCAGTTCGAGGAAGGTACCCAGCCCGAGGGCGCGATTCTGGTAGAGATTTCCGCACCGCAGGTCATGACGCCCGAAACCGTCCCTGCGAAGCGACCCGCACGCAGGCGCAGCACCAAGAAGGAACAGAAGTAGTTGGGAGGGGACGCGCATGACTATTGACGAGCTCAAGGCCCAGGTCGATAGCTTCCCGCTCTACGACTCGGTAAGGGATGCCGTGCGCGTCTCCTCCACCAAGTACGATTCCGAGGTCTACGACATCATCGCGGCGGCGATTGATGACATGCTCACCAAGGGCGTGTCCCCGCTGTGGATGGGCGATGACATCGATGCGCTGCCCGCGCTCGTGAAGCAGGCCGTCATCGTCTACGCGAAGGCCAACTTCGGCTTCGACATGGACAACGACGAGGCAAAGCGCTTCCTCGCGGCATACGATTCCATCGTCTGCACCCTGCTCAACAGCGAGCACAACGCCGTGTACGACGGATAGCGGGGTGTGCCATGAGGTTCAACGCAACGGCGATCCTGCGTGACGAGGCCACGGGCATGACGCTCGACGCCGAGGGCAACGAGATCGCCGCCGACCCGCCAGAGGATGTCGAGGTCTTCTGCAACGTTCGCTCCGTGGGCATCGAGACGTGGGCGACGGTGGCAGAGCTTGGCATCAAGCCAGAGGCGCAGATTCAGGTGCGCTCGTGCGACTACGACAACCAGACCATCGTGATTCTGGACGGTCGCATGTACGATGTCTCCTACACGTCAACGCGCGGTGACTTCACCATCATCACGCTCGCGACCCACATCCCGAACGGGTGACGGGCCATGGCTAGGAACATCAGCATCGAGTCGGACCAGTTCGCGACAACTCTTGATGGTCTGCTGGGCGAGATTAGGCACGTCTCCGAGGAGGCCTTGTTCAAGGGCATCCACGACGGCTGCGAGCTTGGCAGGGACGAGGTTCGACAGTCTGCGAGCGCCCAGGGGTGGAAGAAGTACCCGTCCTCTTGGACGTACCGCACCATCCGCTCCAAGGGCGGCACCGAGGGCCACATCTACTCGACAACGCCGGGCCTGCCGCACCTTCTAGAGAAGGGCCACGCCAAGATTGGCGGTGGCAGGACGGTAGCCAAGCCGCACATTCTAGAGCCGGCGCACGATGCCTTCGACTACACGAGGAAGCGCGTTCTCGACTACATCATGAGGGGGCTCACATGAGTGCCAAGTCCGAGGTATTCGCGGCGCTCACGGCCACGGGCATCCCCGGACGCCGCGAGGCGTTCCCCGTTGGCAAGAGTCCCGCGCCACCGTTCTTCATCTACACGATGGACTCCCACGGCGAGTTCATGGCAGACGATTCCAACTACTTCGAGCTTCCGAGATTCCACGTCGAGCTCTACGAGCGCGTGAGCGACGCCGCGACGGAAGACCTCATCCTCGACGCTTGCAGGTCGTTCGGGCCTGTGCAGCGCACGGGGGCATGGGTCGAGTCGGAGCAATGCCACGTGGAAGAGTTCGACTTCACTTACACAAACATGCCAACATCGTAACTTAGGAGGAAAGCATGGCTGATGCTTCCAAGGTGCGCTTCGGACTCTCCAACGTCTACTACGCGCCCATCACCGTCACCGAGAGTGGCGCTGCCACCTACGGTGCCCCGGTCAGGATTCCCGGTGCCGTCTCCCTGTCCCTCTCGCTTGAGGGCTCCGACCCCAGCACCTTCTGGGCCGACAACATCGCTTACTACGTCCAGGCTGGTGCCAACGGCGGTTACTCCGGTACCCTGACCATGGCTATCGTCCCCGACACCTTCAAGGTCGCAATCCTCGGCGAGGTCGTTGATGACAACGGCATGCAGGTCGAGCTCGCGGACGCCGACCAGAAGAGCTTCGCCCTCATGTACGAGGTTTCCGGTGACGCCGACAAGAAGCGCTACTGCTTCTTCAACTGCACCGCCAGCCGCGTGGCCGCAGGTGCCAACACCACCAGCGACTCCACCGACCCCGACACTCAGGATCTTGAGTTCACCGCCATCGGCAAGGACTTCACCTTCAACAACGAAACCAAGTCCATCGTCAAGGGCTCCGCTGACTCCGCAGCCACGGCCTATAGCACCTGGTTCACGGCTGTCCCGACGCCCACCAAGGCGTAGGGGACAGACCATCTCTGATTGGTTCTATTGATGGAGGGGGATGGCCCTAGCTGGCCGTCCCCCTTCTTTACGAAAGGGGGAGGGGAACTTGATCATCAAGTTCAAGCACGTCACCAAGAGCGGTCGCAAGCCGTGGGAGAAGGCAAGCATCAGTTACGGTGAGGGCAAGGACGAGCACGTTGCCGTCTGCAACCTCTACGCGTTCTCTCTCTATGAGAAGGCGTTCGCCGACAGCCCATCGAGCAAGCACCATGCCCTCGTTGATGACGTTACCGACGTTGAGGACACGGGCGGCACCCTCGGTGTCCTGAACATCAACTGGGACGCCGATTCTCGCGCGCTCTGGGCCATGCTCCGCGCTGGTGACGAGATGGGGCTCAACAAGGAGGTCGAGCCCGTCGCGCTCAACCACGAGGAGTGGTTCGACGCGCACAAGGCGGATGACATCGACATCTTCCACCTGCACCAACTCCTGCAAAAGGAGATTGATGCCACCTTTCCAACCGCACTTCCGTACTACGCGGGACTCGCAGCGCAGCTCGACCGAATCGAGCGGGCCACGGCTGACACACACAAGGATGTGGCTACAGGCGATTAGGCTGGGCTACTCGCGTCGCGACCTCATGGAGATGACCGTGGCCGAGTTGCTTTGGGACTTCGAGGCTGTGGCCGCAGACGAGCCCAAGCAGGACGGTGGCACGACGAGGGAAGCGACGCAAGAGGACATCAGGCGAATGCTCGCGTGAGATAGGAGCGACCAATGGCTGAGTACGCTGGCCTTGAAATTCGCATTGGCGGTGACACGACAAGGCTGAGCAAGGCGCTTAAGGCACCGATGAAAGCCGCCGCAGAGCTGCAACGCGAAATTCGCCAGATTACCATGGCAATGCAGTTCGACCCGTCGAACCTCAAGAACGTCTCCACCAGAATCAAGCTGACGGCTGACCGCATGGAGGCCCTGCGATCCAAGGTGCAGCTTGCCGGTACGGCCATGGAGCAGCTTGGTGACAGGGTGGTTGAGGTTGGCGGCAAGGAGAAGACCGTCAGGGAACTTGCCGAGAACACAAAGAACGTGGCGCTCACGGCGAAGATGGCCGACGAGCGATACAACGACATGGTTACCACCATCGCCACGCTCTACGAGCAGTTCAACAAGGTGTCCAAGAACGCCGCAATCAAGGAGCTCGCAAAGTACGTCGGCGGTGTCCAGAATGCCACGGAACTCGCGAAGATGAACGTCGTGGAGTTCGATGAGGCATTGGAGCACCTGGACGTTCCCGCAAGCGTCGTGGAGCGGTTCAAGACCCTGAACAGCATGCAGTTCCACTTCGAGGGGCGTTCGGGCGAGTTCGACAAGATGCTTGAGAAGATGGAGCAGCTGGGCATCTTCACCACGTCTGACGTTGAGCAGGTGAAGCAGCTTCGGTCGCAGTTCGAGCTCGTGGCGAGCGACAAGGCCGCATACGACCTCGCAGACCAGTTCCAGGAGCTCGGTGTCCGTATCGAGCGCGACAAGGCCGAGGCCGAGGGCCTTTCCGCGACCATGCGCGAGCTCGACACCCATTCCAAGGTGTCCATGACCGACTCCTTCGTTGGCACCAAGAAGGAGATTGAGGACATCGACCGCGCGATTAAGTCGCTTGACGAGGACATGAAGCAGGCCAACGCCGTCCTCAAGATGGACCCCAAGAACCTCGACGCCGCCAAGCGTGCGTTCGATGACATGACCCAGAAGGCAGAGCTCCTGAACCAGCGCGAGGTCCTGTTGAAGCAGAACCTAGAGCGCCTGAACACCCCCGAGGTTCAGCAGGCGGCAGAGGAGCATCGCAACCTCGCCGAGTGGGTCGAGAACGCACGCTCTGCCGCGCAGAAGGCCCGTTCCGCGTATTCCGACCAAGCGGCTGAACTCAAGAACCTTGAAGCGGCTGCAAAACGCACCAAAGAGTCCATGGAACTGCTGCAAAGCAAGATGAGGGCCTACAAGCAGGGGCTTACCGGACACAACGCATATGAGCAGGTGTCCACCCAGCTTGACAATGCACGCAAGAACGTCAAGAGAATTCTTGATGACTGGAACAAGATGCTCGGCTTCGACTTCGAGCGCAATGGTCCCATCTCGAACATGGGCATAGACCCCGATGATCTCATTCCGCAGACCATCCTCGACCGCTATAGGCTCCTCAAGAAGTCCGTTGACGAGACGGCAGGTGCGCTTGAGAAAGCGCAGAAGGCATTCATCGACACGCAGACCCATCTTGGTCGCGACCTCAATTCGGAGGCCGAGATGGAGCGGCGCTATAACGCGTTTGTTGAAGCCGAGAGACAGGCCAAGCAAGCAAAGAGCGCGTTCGAGGAGTTCACGAGCAGCGAGAAGGGCGTCGGAGAGTCTGCCATAGAGATGGCTACCGACTTCGAGAACGCCAGTCGCGAGGTCGATGACCTACAGAAGACCCTCAAGACCCTCGATGATGTCAAGATAGCTGACAAGGGCGATTACGAGAAGTGGAAGCAGGACCTCAACAAGCTGCAAGACGAGTACAAGGAACTCACGACGCAGGTCGATGGGTGCAATACCGAGGTCAACGAGTCCAAGGCCGTGATGGAACGTGCCGAAAGCGAACTCGACCTCTCCAACCAGACCCAGGAATGGCGCGACCTCACCACCAAGATTGAGGAGAACACGGCGGCGAAGAAGGATAACGCCGCAGCGTTCAAGCCCGAGGACGCGGGCATCCTCACGCCCTCAAACATCAAGTCCATCGGCATGACACTGTACTCCACACTCACCCCTGCTATCTCCGGTGCTGCCTACGCGATGATTAACGCTTCCGATGACATCGACTCTGCCTATCGCAACATGCGCAAGACAGTCGATGGCACGGAGCAGGACTTCCAAGGACTCTACGACGCAGCGCTCAAGTTCTCCAACACGCACGTCACGAGTGCGGCGCAGCTGCTTGAGATTGAGGCGATTGGCGGCGAGCTTGGTATCGCGACGGATAACCTACAGGAGTTCGGCGAGGTCGTTGCGTCTCTGGCAGACTCCACCAACCTCTCTGCGGAGGACGCCGCAACCGCGCTCGGCCATCTAGCCAACATCATGAAGATTGAGCCTGACCAGTACAGCGGCTTCGCCGATGCGCTCGTCCGACTCGGCAACAACGGCGCTTCGACCGAGGAGGAGATCGTCAACATCGCGGAGCGCATCGGCGCGATGGGTGCCATCGTCGGCATGTCCACGCCAGACGTTCTCGCATGGGCATCGACAATCGCCGCGACTGGACAGAACGCCGAGGCCGCAGGTACCGCGATTAGCAAGACCATGAGCTTTTTCGAGACAGCCGTGGCCGCTGCTGGCGGCACCATGGAAATCTCGATGGAGTCCATTGGCGCGGCGGTGCAGGAGGGCGGCGACCAGCTGACCATCTTCGCGAACATGGCCGGGATGACCGCAGACGAGTTCGTTGAGGCGTGGTCGAGCGACCCCGAGGGCGCGTTCGAGGGCCTTAGCCAGACCATCAAGGGCGCAGAGGGCTCCTTGCAGAAGATAGCCGACGTTGCCGGCATGACCGCAGAGGAGTTCGCCGCCACGTGGGAGAGCAACCCCACGGCTGCGTTCGAGGCGTTCATCAAGGGACTCAACGGCATCGAGCAATCCGGTGGCTCCGCAGACTCCACGCTCGCCAATCTCGGCATCACGGCGGTTCGCCAGAAGCAGGCAATCGAGGGCCTGATGCAGACGGTTGGGCACCTGGATGACAACCTTGAGATGTCTGGCGACGCTTGGAACGGCATAAGCGACGATTGGGGTCAGGCTGGTGACGCCGCGAACGAGGCCGCTAAGAAGGCCGAGGGCTTCTCGGGCCAGATGCAGATTCTCCGCAACATGGCGAACAATGCACTCGCGTCGCTCGGCGAGGGCGCGGTGCCAATCCTCAAGACCCTATCTGAGATGCTTGAGGACGCAACGGCGTGGTTCCAGAACCTTTCCACGAGTTCCAAGACGGCGATAATCCAGATGGGTGCCTTCGGATTCGCGCTCGGACCCCTGCTCACCATCATCTCAACGATTATCACCAGCAAGCAGAACATCGCGAACTGGGCGGCAACGTCCACGGGCGCGATGGCACAGGTCGCACGCGCGTTCGGTCTTGGCGGCAAGTCCATGGTCGAATCGCTCAAGGAGGCGGGGACCGCAGGTAGCGGCTTGCAGGCGGTCATGATTGCGCTCAAAAGCGAAACCAAGACGCTCTTCCTGTCTCTGGTCAAGGGCGGGCTCACGGCGGCTGCTATCGCGGCGGTCGGCTATCTCATCGCGGAGTTCGTCAAGCTGCGTCAGGAATACGAGCTCCAACAGAAGGCCACGGTCGGCTTGCAGGCGGCGCTTGATCGCGTCGGTCAGGCCACGGGTGACTTCTCCGACAGGCTCCCTGGGGCCGAGAAGTCGCTTGAAGACCTGTACGAGGACGTTGACAGGCTCACCCAGCGACAGGCAGACCTCGCGGACTCGCTCGACAACGCCAACGAGAAGTATTCCTCGTCCATCGGCCCTGCCGAATACTACGCGCAGACCATCGAAGACCTCATCGGCAAGAGCGGTCGCAGCGAAGTCGAGACGAACAGGCTGAAAGCGGCAATCGAGGGTCTGAACCAAGAGTGTGGCACGTCTTACGGACTGAACGACTACGGCGAGCTCATCGACACCCAGACGGGCAAGGTCGTTGACAACACCGAGGCCATCTGGGACAACGTTGAAGCGCGTCGCGCACAGGCAATCGTTGACTACTACTCGGATGCCTACAACGAGGCCACGGCGCAGGCACAGGAAGCGCAGGACACCCTCGACGGGCTCCTTGCTAAGCAGGAAGAACTCAAGCAGAGTGAGTTCTACGGCAAGGAACTCTGGGAGATTGACGATGCTGACCTCGCAGCATTCCAAGAGTGGAACGCCGAATGGAGCGCCAACAAGCAGGCCGTCGAAGAAGCCACGAGACAGCTTGAGAACGCTGAGCAGGTGCGTGATGACCTAGAGCAGCGGATAGGCGAGGCCACCGACCAGCTTAGGGCCAACGAGAAGGCCGAAGCTGACGCAGCCGCAGCAGCGGAAGCGGCGGCACGCCGTCAGGAGATCGTCACCGATGACGTGACCGGCAACATGAAGCGGATGTACGACGCCGTTGGTGACGATGCCACGTTCAATGACATGGCCGACTCGCTCAACGCGCTCACCGTGAGCGCCGAGGAACTTGACGGCGTTGACATGAGCCGGCTCGCCGGCAGCTTCGATGGCAGCATGGCAGACGTTATGGCCGCGCTTGAGGACGGCGGCGTGCATCTCACGACGTTCCGCGGGCAGTTGGAGGAGGCGGGCGTCTCGTCCGAGACGCTTTCCAGCGTCTCCGCTGCGGCGTTCCAGTCGCTCTACGAGTCCTGCGGTGGCAACGTCGAGAAGACGGCCAGCGCACTCACGCACATGCAGACGGTCATGGGCTCGGTCAACGGCCAGCAGGTGACCTTCTACGTCGGTGACAACGGCACCATCATTGACGAGCAGGGCAACGTCTACGACCTCAAAAACGACATCGGCAGCATCCCCGACGATGTTCTTGTCGCGTACTACGGCGATGACACCGACGCACTCGACAAGGCGCGTGAGTCGAAGAAAGCCGTTGAGGACGTTGATGGTGATACCGCGACGGTGACCATCAAGGCGACCGACTACGCCTCTGGCATCATCGGCGGCATTCAGACGAAACTCAACAACCTGCTTCGCAAGGTCAACATTCCCATCGGCGCGGGCAACGCAGCCACGGGAAGCATCGGCAGCGCACCCGTCATTCCGCGTCACGCAAAGGGCTACATCGCCACGGGGCCGACGCTCACCAACCAGGGATGGATCGGCGAGGATGGCGTCGAGGCGGTCACCAACTGGGCAACGGGCGGCGCGGTCGTGCCGCTCACCAACACCAAGTACATGCTGCCCATCGCCGACGCAATCGCCGAGGGCATGGCCCAGCGCGGCGTTGGCGCTGGCGTCACCTACAACATGTACATCGACGGCGCGAGGATTAACGACGATGCCCAGATTCAGTCGCAGTTCGTTGACCTCATGCTCACGCTCCGCAGGAAGGAGATGATGAACGTTGGCTAGTCCGACGAACGGCATCTACCGCTTGCTCGCGACTTGGTGGTACAACGCCGCTGACGGCTCGCCCCTCTCGGTCAGCGGCGGTTCGACGGCTGACGGCGCCACGCTGAGCGTCTTCGATGTGCCGTCTGGAAACTCCGACCGCTTCGTTGTCGAGACGGTTGACAGCACCAGCACCATACGGAACGTCGGCTCGGGGAAGTACGTGGCGGCACCCGCCACGCCCGTGGCCGACGATGGCGCTTTCCAGCAGACCTCAACCTACGGCTGGGTCATCCAGCAGGTCACGGCCACCACGCAGTACCCGAACGTCGTGACGGTCGATGGGGTCGAGTGCATGGTATGCAACGTCTGCCCCGAGGCCGCGCCGACGCTCAAGCTGAACGCCAACGGTCCCGGTGACGGCATCGC